GCTGTGAATGTCTGGGCTACGTCAGTCTTAGCTGTGTCTGCGTCATAGGCTTGTACGTCAGTACCGATTGTCAGGCCAAGAGAAGTCTTGAGCGTGGCCCCAGACTCAACAACAAAGTTACTACCGTTGCCAATGACTACGCCATTGTCTGTCGGGGTTAGGCCAGCAATGTCGGCCAGTTGTGCGTCATAGGCTTGAACAGAAGTTCCAATGTTAGATGCCATCAAAACATTGCTGCCCTCGACTGCGATCACCCCGGCAGAGACACGGGTTACGGTTGTGTCAGATGCGTTTCCAATATTGACGGCTGTAAACTGTGGGCTATCGCCTGTGCCAAGACCAAGGTTAGTCCTTGATGTGGCCGTACTTGCTACGTCTGACAGGTTGTTAGCTACCTGAAGCAATCCAGCTCCAGAAGAATAAGCAATCACCCAAGCAGAGCCTGTGTAGACCTTCATACCCGGCAGGGCTGTGTTGAAGTACAGAGCCCCAGCTATCAGAGCATTGCCGTCATTATCAAGCGTTGGGTCGCTAGACTTAGCCCCAAGATAGCGGTCATCAAAGTTGTCATACGCAGTCAGGGTCTGAGCCAATGCCGAGGCAGCGGATGCTGCATCTGCGGCTGCGGCAGATGCGCTACTAGATGCGTTGCTTGCAGAAGTCGATGCGTTGCTGGCTGACGTACTAGCATTGCTTGCCGAGGTTGATGCGTTGGATGCTGACGTTGCGGCAGCAGATGCGCTAGAGGCAGCAGCGGTTGCAGATGAACTAGCTGCGGCTGCGTCAACCAGTAATGCCCATTTGCCAATATCTGCATTGCTTGAAAGCGGCAGGGAGCCAGAAGATGTGTGCGGAGTAAGAACCTGATAGATGTTGTCGTTGGTTGTATCCTTGGCAATGTCACGCTGGTTGTAAGCCGTACCAGAGGCCCAGTTACCACGGTTAGTTCCGATGTAGTCCACCGCAGCAGGGTTGCCGTTGGAGTCGAATGACAGCACCTTGCCGGCCCTTGAGGTTGCCCTGGGCAGGGTCATGCTGATACTTGTTGGGTCAGTCTGGGGAGCCTTTAGAGCCCGGTCAGAAGCCTCGGCATTTTGCTGGGCAAAGATAGTCAAACTATCCAGCTCGTCATTGATCGTATTGGCAAACAGGTCACCGCCCGTCACAAAGTCTGAGGTGCGCTGGATCGCCCGGTCACCCACGATGGCAATCTGGGTAGCTCCGGTAGGTGTAGCCGTCAGGGTTACATAGCCCGTGCCGTTGCTGTTGATCGTAACCGTGTAGTCCGTGGTTAGCGTCAACAGGGTATCGTCCCTGTACACAGAGATATCTGTATTGGCCAGGATCTCAAAGGTAAAGGAGTACGGCCCGGTGCCAGAGGCAGCGAGTACTACTCGGCGAGTGACGTTGCTAATAGGGACTGCCATGTTAGTTTCCTTTCAATACGCAAATCTAGTGGTTATTTCATTAATCTTCTACCGGCTCGCGCTTTTCTTTAAGAAATTTGTTCTTAGCTCTAAACTGGTTTTTCATTACGTTTTTAACCAGGTCTGGGTATTTGGCCTGGAACCCTGGGTCTTGGAAAGCCATCTCTTTAAAGTCTTCCTTGATCTTGGATAGCCGGTCAACTGGCCCCTGGTACCTTCTGCCTGCAAGATCACTTGCGGTTTCCCCAGAAGAAAGCACCTCGGCCACAGCCTGCTTGTAACCTCGGCCTTCAACGGTAACCTTATTCATTGTCAAAACCAGGTCTGAATACTCGGCATCATTCATAGCAATGTTGGCCACGTTGCGCTCTGGCAGGGATATTGGTTGCTTTCCTGTAAGCCTGGCCAACTCCACAATCTTTCTGTCGATTGTGTCTAGCTCGGCTTCCTTTCGATAGAAAGGAGCAATCCAGTATATTGGCCCCACTTCTTGTTGAACCTCTTTGCCCCACACGTTTCGGGTGGGAGACCCGGCACTATAGGTCTTGGCCGCCCAGGTGCGGTAGAGGAAATCAAAATATTTTTCATCTGCCGGCAGGCTCGGATCAATCCTAACCTGGCGTTGCGTTGGGTCTATGGTGGTTTCAATTTGACGGATTAGCGCACCAGCTGGTGTTGGTATCGGAATCATTCCAGCAGGGAAGTTTTGTGCTATTCCACCAAAGAACTTATTGGCAGCAGCTGATGCACGCTCGCCCGTTGGATCGCGCTTGAGCTCCTCGATGAGGCTAGTAAGATTTGCCAGGCCAGACATAAACGGCAGCTCGCCAACGTATTTAAACGGAACCAGGGCTGCGTACAGCATTAGATCCGTCCAATCTGAATCATCGTCTTTGGCATAGACCGAACCAACCTCGGCTAGTGTTGCGGCCATGCCAACCAACCCGCCTAGTGGTTCAAGGCCGGCATAGCTTACCCATTTATCCCCGACCTTATAAGAGAACGGCTGCCAGCCAGGATTGCTTTGCCGCAAAAATTCCCTGCGTTTTGGGTCTGTTGGGCCAGCCCCAGATATGTTGCCCTCTAAAGTCTCATACATCATCCAGCCCATGAATGCGCTGCCCATTGCCATCTTGCCCAGGGCCATCTGACGGCGTGCGCCGCCAGCTGCTAGCTCATCTTGAACCTCTTTCATAATAGGCGCAAAAGGAGTGCGCTTAAAAAGTTCCTTTTCTACGTTAACAACGGTCTTCACAAATGGGGCTAGTACTGTACCAACCGGGCCAAGTCGATTACGAACCATGAGCATGGTATTGCCAATCTGTCCCATGTCACTTTGAAACGTAGCCTCTTTAACTGAATCATCGACACGCTGCAATATCTTGACATCTGGGTTGGTTATTTGAACCACCATGCCATCGATTGCCTGGTCAACTGGCACCCCATTGTCTATCGCAAGGAAAGCCTGGCGTGCCGCCTGCCTGCGCGTTTCCATCTGAGCTACCGTTGCCTTACCAAATTCATCTCCAGCTAGCATTGCCCTGAACGGCAACCGAATAGCCTTGCCCATAAAGTCCACGGCCTGGGCTGTTGGGGTATTAGGATCGGCAAATAGCCTAGATGACAAAGCAGGCATTGGCACCTTGTCAGCGTCCTTGCCGGCATATTGAGGAGTGTCCGTAACAAATGCTCTAAAGCCTGCTTTAAAAGCTTTTGGCACAGCTAAAAAGAAGTTTGATAGCTCGATTGCCGCCTCTGATGCATAGACCCTGTCAGAGCTTTTTGAACCGAACACAATTTCAATTGGCTTATCAATAACTCTTCCAGCTGTAGCAGCAAAGGTTGTATCGAATCCCCTGGTCAAATTCATAATCATGTTGCCGTAAAGATTTCGCTCAATGGTTGCAGGCGAATACATGATTGAGCTGGTGTACATCTCTTTCCAGATTGAGCCCAGATTCTTCCAGGCACCACCAGCCATCTGCACAAATCTGGCTTTCTCTTCCATGCTTAATGTGTCATAAGCCTCGGCTAGATGTTTGAGGTTTAACCTGCCACCATTCTCATTAAGCAGCGTAGTAAGTGCAGCTGGATCAGATATCCCTGCGCTACCATCCACCGGTAATCTAAATGAGCGCAACGCACGGGCCACCTCAGTTTGCGCCGCCTTAACTTTCATCTGTATTGCAGCGTGGGTTGCCAACTGGTTTCTAAACTCTAGCAACAATGCATCATCTTCTTTGTTTGGGCCAAGTGCTTTAACTTGCTTAGATATCTCGTCAAGCTTTGTGGCAGAGCGCACTAGCAACTCGCGAGCGGCTAGCATCTGTTCTGCATTAAATGTCGTTCCAACACCAGCATTAATAATCTCAGGCAATATATTGAGCCTGGCAGCCAGGTCTTTAACGGCCTCGTCTTTAAGCACTCCCCGCTTGGCAACATCAGTCTCTTTAGCGTAAACCCTGCTAACAGCATCGATAGCCCTGTCAATATCTTCTGGGCCTTGGATGTAATTAAAATTAAAATCTATTCCAACCGCTGGAGCATCGGTGCCAGATAAGAATTTAATTGCTTGGGCAGGGGTTGCCGTTTCAATGACCAGGGCTTTGGGCGGTGCCGGCGGCAAGCCAGGCCCCTGAAACTGTTGTTGAATTGTCAAACCCTGCTCTGCCGGCGTTGGCTGCGGTGGGATTAGGTTGCCGTTTGGATCGACCTGGATTGGGTTGCTAGCTTGATCAGCTGGTGGCGCTGCCGGTTGCTCTGCCTTTGGTTTTTTCTTTGGCGTAAGCAGACCAGGCTTTTGAGCTTTCTCTAATTCTCCCGCGCCTTTGACTACCTGTTCCTGTAGTTCAGCGCCGGTAGCCATAGACTCGGGTATCTTGCGAACCGGCTTAATCGCCCCCTTGATAACTTGTATGGCCGTGCCAAAGCCAGCAACATCTACTGGCTCGGTTTCTGGCTCCTCGCTTTGTGGTGGCTGGATTGCGGTTAGATCAGGCTCTAGTTGGTCGGCCTGTTGAATTGATTTGGCCAGCGCATCTAAGCGTGTATCAATACCCTTGATAGCCATTATCCAAGTCCTTTGTTCATTGCAGCCAGGTCGGCAACATTGATTGGAGCGCCCTGGGCGGTTGGGTCAGCTCCAGCGTCCCACCAATCAACATACGCCAAACCATCTTGTGTATATTCTTCAGCCCGTGGGAATTGCTGTAGGAAGTCTTCTTCTTTCAGCGCAATATCGGTAATCATTGTGCGGCCCTTTCTGTAATTTGCTCACCCGTTTCTAGAATCTCCGGTGCTTCATTGCCGGTCTTGAGAATAATAGCTTCTCTCTTCTGGCGGGGGATAGTTACCTGAGTACCTAGTTTGGGATCGTAATTAACAAAAAATCCGTTGGAATCCTGTGCTGCCATAGATTCTTTGCGGGTCATAGCCTTGTTCTTTAGACCAATAATCACCCCATCAAACCCAGCCGGCTGTGCATCCATCGGACGGAAGTCATAGGCATCCCCATCGACTACCCGGTAAATTTTGCCAGTAGCCTCATCTAACACAGATTCTGGCAAACCCTTCTTGCTGCTGAATGCCATAGCCACATTTTGCCCTTCGTCTAGCCATTGGCGCATTTGCATCCAGTTGGAATGCGGATTGTCAACATCCACAGTCAGACCGTTCTGGCCAGCCTTTTGAGACAGTCCGGTCGAGCTGTATGTGTAGTGATGGTTTGGTGCAACCGGACGATATTTCATCTTCGTATAGTCGTAGAAGAGAACATCTGGGTTGGCCTCGATGATCGACTTATAGACCTTGGGGTCGATGTCGGAAAGCACATTTAAGCGGATTGCCAAAGCATTTCCATTCTTAGCAGCTGCGGTCTTCAGCGATAAGATTTCGTTGTTAATCTTGATGGCAAATGCCTCTGGCTCACGGAACATGGCCTGGGTCATCCTAAAGCTCCGCAGGCGGGTTCCCTTCATGGCCTCAAGGTCTGCCCCTCCACCGTAGGCAAAATAACCGCCAGAGGTTTTTCCAAGGCATTCCTGGGCGCAGCTGGCAGAGTTCGGGCAGGTGCTGAATTTGCCAACCTTAAATGCCGGGGAGATGGCCAGACCAGCACTCTCGATGTTGCGGCCATCTGGCAACTCGATAGGAACCCCGCCTTCTACTCCGGTCTCGGTCTTGAGCAGCTTGCCGTTGGTGGTAAGCAGCCGCTTGGTTTTGCCGTCTGCGCCGGTTCCGAGAATTGGGGCCAGCCGCTGGTCTGCAACCATAGCCGCATTCTTGAGGTTGGTCGGATCAAGCGTTTTGATCCAAGCTATTGCGTCATCAAACGATTTGGCAAATCTCTGTGTCGATGGCTCAAACGGGAACGGCTGCGCGATCAGGTCTTTAAATGCCTGGTCAGAATATATCTGTCCCTTTGGAACATTCTCTGACACATATTGCTTTAGCTCTTTTTGTTGTTTACCGGTGAGCTTTGACCCGGTCTCGCGCTCAATGGCCTGGATCATTTTGGTCGGTGACATATTGGACGCAATGCCATCCGAAACAATCTTCTGCGCCACGGACAGGCGCTGCGGCTCGATGTTGCTCAAAGCGATTGGTTTTGCAGCTGCCTGTGCCGCTGGCTTGCCAATGGTAATTGCACCAACCGGAGCTGTGGTTCTTATTTGCTGGGCCATTTCTTGAATGGCTTTAGATCCAGCCCTAATTCCCTTGGCGGCCAAGAATGGGTCAGCTACCAAACCACCGGCAAGTTCTCCACCAGCTGCGGCTTTCTCTCGCATGGCCCTGTCAGTAGTAACGCCAGGCGTTATTACCGGTGGCAGTATTTTGCTACGCTCAACATCCTCAGATGTCGGCAGTAAAGTTGGAGATTCAAACGCCGCAGCTGCGCGGGTGACTCGATCCATGAACCCGCCGCCCTGGCGGTCTGTAGCAAAGCGCCCAATAAAGTCAAAGAATTGTTCGACATCGCCACCAAACCCAAGCGTAGACTTAACGCCACCGCGAGCAATCCCGGCCATGCCGTCAATAACAATCTTGCCCATTTGTGCCGGGCTCATGGTTTCGGCATCGGCTGGTAATGTCATACCGCCCTGGGCCAAGAATTCATCTAGTACTGATGGTTGCTCGCCCTCAATTTCTTCTGGCGGTGCTGGCTGGCCTACGCCAACGATATCGATACGCAAGGGTTTTTCTTCGGTTGCATCTGTGGCTGTAGTAGTTGGGCCGGCTGCCAGCTGAATTGCTGGGCCAACCCCGATTAGCCTACCGTCTTCACCTTTAAGAAACACGCCCTCAAAACCATCGTCATCTTTGATGGTTACAAAATCCGGATCGCCTTCAGCTGCGCGTTGTACATAGCCGTCACGCACGCCTGGTATAGACATTGTGTCATCAAAAAAATAAATGTCATCTACGCGGCTAAACTTAATCATTGCCCACCTCTTGGTCTGTCACCCTGTTGCTGGCTATTAGGCTGATTGCCGGCCCTTGCAATATTTTGTCGATAGTTTGCAACGGCAGTTCTGGCAGCAGATATATCATCGTTTGATGCTGGTTTTGGTTTTCGGGTTGCAGCTGCTGCAAACGCCTGGTTAACCGCAGCATCATTCATAAGGTCAACGCCAGCCAATTCTTTTAAGAACATCTCGGCAGCATTTTTATTTCCAGTTGCGGCCTTATTAAAAATAGGAGACATCTCTTGCTGCAGGTTTCCCTGTAGCTCACTAGACTTCAATCTAATTTGAGCATCAGATGGATATCTCCCATTTTCATCTGGAGTATTTTTAAATTTGATGAGCTCTAATTTTGATTTGTTTACAGCATTGACAGCAGCGGCCCTGCCTTCAGCAGATGTAATTTCAGGTGGCAGGTTGGCGCTTTGAATTCCAACCGTTAGGTCAAGAATACGGTTAGCCTCATTCATTGCATCGTTTGGATTTGCAATCTGCAATGCTAGAGATTTAATTGTAGATTTGGTCAGCTTGCTTTGATTTGATACCAACTCATTTACACTTAACTCGCCTCTAGCAGCTTTTGCTGACAAATCAATTAGAGAGCGAATATCATCTGTTGATGCTCCAGATTGGTCGCTATTAATATAATCTCTAATTGATTTAATTTTAGATGGCTCCAACGGCAAATCTGCTAGCAAACCATATAAACGTGTCTGCTCTTTTGGATCATCGCTATTCATAATTTTGCGAATGATTGGGTCAGCCTGCAAATTAGCATTTGTGTATTGCGCTTCAATGCCACGTTTAATCATTGTCGTGCGCTGGTCTATCAATTCAAACAATGCCTTGCGCTCATCAAAACCCATGCTTGCCCATTGTTGCTCATATTTACCGGCGTTATTGGCATTGAGTTTTAAAATCATTTCTGTGCCAGTTCCGGTGGGACTAAATTCAGATGACGTAAAGTATTCAGCCATCGCACTATTGCGAGCGTTGGTGGCCATCTTGTCGTACTCGCCACCCGGTGCCATGTATTTGTTATAGCTAGATGGGTTGTTAAAGGCTATTCCAGATATTGTATTTCTTAATCTGTCTTGAAATTCTTTTAGCTCTTTCGGATCTTGTATTGTCTGCCAGGCATTTGATAAAGCAACCTGATTAGATTTTATGGCTTGATCTGTAACCCTGTCTCGCTCTGTACCGTAGGCATCAGTTATAAGCTTGCTGCTTTTATTAAGCAATGCTTTGCCAGATTGGGTTATTGAATTCATTAACCCGGCAGCCTGGTTAACATCTACTTTGTATAACCCTGAAACATAGCCTTGCAAAGATTTAACCCTGGATTGGATTTCACCAAAGTCAGCAAGCTTTCCTGTGGTTACATCCATATCAATAGTTTCTAATTCTTTGGCAACGGCTGCCTCAAGGTCGGCTCGCATCTGGATGCCAAGGATTCTGTTTTGCTGGTCAGCTCTTTCTTTAGCCTCACCAAAAGCAAACTGCGACAACCTATCTAAGGATGCTCCAATGCCCTGCTGCATACTTACTTGAGCGGCAAGATTGGCCGTGCTAATAGCAGGCACATCTCCTGACACTACGCCTGATTCTTGATATCTAGGAATGCGTGCCATTTTTATCAAACCACTCTGGTTTCAACTGGTGCTGGAACAAGCCAGTTATAGCTTGTCCGATCAAATCCACCGCCCTTGCCAGCCGTTGCTCCAGCCATTAAAAGTTTGGTGGCTGCATCGAGTTTGCCTGCCTGGCGAGCTGCGGCACCAGCTGCCATTCCTGATTCAAGAGCAATGTCACCGGCCCGGAAAGCGGCGGCAGAATCGTCCATGTAAATCATAAACTCTCGCCCGGCAGCCGTATCGTTTGCAGCTCGCACTACATCTACTGACCCACTAAATGGATCGATGCCACCGGCATAGCCCTTGGCTGCCAGGTTAGACTGCGTGCGCTTTAATTTCTCTAGGGTCTGGTTGGCCTTCTGCTGATACTGGATCGCCCGGCGGTCATACTGGGTTTGCTCTAGTCTACCTTTGAGCTCCAGCTGCTTGCCCTGAATCTGGCCCTGCTGGTATGAGCTATAGGCAGACATAACTGACGCGGCCACAGCTGCGGCGGTAAACGGATCGTTCTGAACCCTGCTAGATCCAGGTGGATTGTGTGGGTCACCGAGCGGTAGGCCGTGGACGTTAATATCGAATCTATTCATGTCATGCCCCAGGATATGTAGATATCTTGTATTCCAAACCAAGCAAGGTCATCTTTAGCGGAATAGTTTGCTTAATAGTGATCTTGCCTTCTGTTGTATAGCCAAGAATCCCGTCAATAGTTTTTGTCCCAGTAAATTCAGGTACTGGATCATCAAGCGTATTTTGAGTGTCAAAGTTTCTAAAAGTGACTTCATTGTCGTTTATCACCATATGTTGAGTGTCTTTAACAATGGCATTAACCTCAAGAATTCTCTTTTGGTAAGCCAACCTGGTTCCAGATGCAATCTTAATATCTGCCGGCATAGTGACTGCCTGTGTTGTGAAATTAAGACCTACCTGGTATGAGCTAGCAGCTGACCTGGGAAACGTCACCGTTCCACCACCAGGCACGGTCTGTGCCGCTTGTACAGCGCCATCTAAAATAACCTGAACGGATTTGGCTACAAGGTGAGACATAGAGACAGATGCAGCTGCGCCGCCAGACTTAGCAGAATCGAGCTGCAAGCTGTCATCAAAGACCTCAACAAAGTATTGGGTCGTACTATTTATCGTACGTTTTACCACCGTATAAATTGTGGTGAGATCTACACCGACATCAAGATATTCCCCATCCGTTGTAAACTCAGACGGGGCAATTATGTTTTGCACTCGCAATAAAGAAAAGGCAGCAATTGTCCCGCCCGTACTATTAACGATCAATAGCAAATCGTTTTCATCAGTAGCAACTGACCGGCGCAGAGCCATCCTTGTTGGAGATTTTAAAAGATGGCCAGCAAGTAGAGATATCTTGCTTGTGACGTAGGTTAACTGCGTGTCTGTAAAAGCAAACTCATTGAGCGACTTTCCCTGGCGTTGCAAAAATAATGTGCCCGATTCTAGCTGCTGAACGCGAACACCTTCTTTGGCTCCGTTTCTGGTAACCGCCTTCATAAAAAAGTTGGTTGGCGTGATTGGCTCTAAGCCTTCTTGTGGGCAATAGAATTCCCCGCCTGTTGTAAAGATTTGCAGGTCTCGGCCAGAAGTAACATCGACAATTGCGTTAAAGGTGTTTGTGTCGAGTGTAGCCTCTAGCGCATCATCGTCCAATCCCTCGGTTGGTTCAAAATCAAAAAACAATCCAACCTTAGATCCCCATACAGTCGATGGCCTAGACTTAGAACCGGCAAAGAAAAGCCTGCCTTCATGGAATGTAACCGAGCGAGGCCAACCTTTTCCAGATGACCATACAGCCTCATAACCAGATTCGTATTCCCATGATCCATTGGCAATAGCAGAAGTATTAAAAAACGGAAATTCAACTATTGCGTCAACTACTGTGGCGCTTGTGTACTTTACAATTTTAGCGCGTCCTTGTGGGCTAGCGTTTATATATTGGCCAACAGAAGCGGCGCTAAACGGCGTGCCGGTAGATGCGGTCAATGTAACTTTGCCGCTTACGGCAGACGGAGTAAGCGTGCCAGATGGGTTGCTAGTTGAAATTGTAAAGGCGTACTTTGGAATGCTGTCAAATGATAACGCGCTAGCAGTCCACGCAGAATCGTTTGCGCCTCGGACAATCTTTACGGGGTTAATATCCTGGTGACACAAAATCAATGTATCTGCTGACTGCGTCCAGGTTAGGTTAGCTAGCCTAGCACCAGTAAGACCAACAGAGCTTGTGTCTAAATAATCAATTGTGCCTGCATTAATGTCCAGTTGCTGAACCGCATTTTTAAAAACATACATCCGATTATGAGTAAAGCACAGCATATAGCTATCGGACGTTGAGAATTCAAACGGCACCAGGCGCACGCCATTGGCTACGGATTCTGAGCTGCTGTTTGGTAAAGAAATAATGTACTTAGAACCCGGTCTGCGCCTAATCCCACCCTGCGGCTGCACCACTACATTAGTGGCCTCCTCAAGGGCGTTAGCGTAAGCCTGCAAGTCAACCCTAGCCCTCAGTAGGGGATCGAGCTCCCCGGTTGAGAAGTTGGTTTGGATTGACGTAAAACGTGCCATCAGTTCCTCACATCGATCAAGCTGTAATCTTCAATCACAGAGATTGGCTGACCCTGACCATCGATGGTTGTGGCGGTACGCATATAACCACCCCGGCCATTTTCTGACGCAGCTCCAATAGCAATCTGCTGCCAGTATTGGGTCTTGTCGATTTGGTCGGTAATTGGCAGAGACAGGTGCCAGGCCATCATGTACTTGAGCAGCTGCACAAAGTAAACCGGCATCTCATACTCTTGGACGGCATATGGATAGTCAACATAGATGGCGGTCTCGTTGGTCAACAGCTTGTCTTGGAATATCCGATATCCTTTAATCGGCCTGGCCCCAACAGCGTTGGTAACAAACACCTGGCGAGGTGGCCCAATCCTATCGCCCGGCAACTGATACTCGTAGGAATATTCTGTGGTTGGAGTGGTGATTAATTTAGATAGCTGAATCTTCTTGTATAAAAATGACCACGGATAATTCAGAAGTGTCTGATTTTTAATATCTGGGTATAGCCGGTCACATACGTTGGCCGCGCTGGTTCCCTCGTTAAACGATGAGATAGCTTTAGCGCCCAACATCAATAGAGCGTCTGAACAAATCGATAGTGCGGAATCACCTGCTGCCATTTGCATTACTCCATATATCTCTTACCCAGCCACTTGAACCAGAGCCTTTTGGCTCGCCATGAAAACAAACCACTTTTGCCTCATCTGGTTTTGGCTTGCCAAGAAGATGAAATTTGTATGAGAAGATTCTATTGGGGAATATCTGTTGCCACAAGCAGTCTGGCTTTTGATTCTTGGCAATAAACGCCTGGTCACCGAGGTTCAGGCTGCCAGAGTACATAGTCATGTAAAACGATGGGTCTGACCTAAATGTCAGGTAAATGTGCGAATAGTTCCCGTTCCAGGCCATCATCCCACTTGCCGGGGTATTGCGGCTGCCCAGGTCTTTGAGCATCGTGAATTTATGTGGATACTCAGCCAGCTCGGTCAGGTCACCACAGATAACGGTATCCAAATCAAAGTAAAGCACCGGGCCATCAAATATCCAAGAGAATAGCTCGATCTTAGACCACCAACCTGGCCAACCGTGCTTTAGCGGTATCCGCTCGCACGGCACATCTACATCTGAAAAGCAAACAAATCGATGGTCTCCGAGGTTGCGATCCACCATATTCATCAGTCTTTCTACATCGTCTGGCGTATAAACATCCTTGCCGGCCGATTGGCTGAATCGGCCAGACTTGAGAACACAGGCAACGGTTAGCATGGGGCCCCCAGCATTTCTTTTGTAGAGCCAGACATTGACCAGATATTTTTGGTTTTGCCTTCATTGATCAAGCCAGAAAATATCTTTAGCCAATGGTTTACCTGGGTATCTTTTGCATATTGATTATTATTTTGTGTTGGCTTGCTTGGGTACTTTTCGCAATAGACCAGGCTATCTGTGGATAGTGGGATGCCAGCCATAATCACCTCATCAAAGCCCATACCGTGTTTGGCCCACAGAGCCCCAGCTGCGCCAGATGAGCCAGATATCCAACTTAGGGTTGGCCAATAATAATCAATTGATTCCCACGTTTCGTCAGACACTACCAGCCTCCAGGTACCCGCGCCATTGTCAAAGTTTCTGGGCCGGGAGTGGATATAGATTATTTTGCCAGCTGCTTTTTTGTATTCCTGGGCATCGCTTGGGTGTTGCGTCCAGATATGCTCAATTTCTGGAATCATTGCAGCTGCATTATTAACGCCAACAATGGTGGCATCTGGTCGCAGCTTGCGTGCGTTTTCTAGATCTTCAAAGACACAAGGGGCTGCGCCACAAATAATGGCACACCCCTTGTGTTGTACGTCATACGGCTGCGGCATCACAATCGGGAGCTCGTGACCCCCTCTTGATTAGTCCGTATCCGTGTTAGCTAATGTCGTACCATCGTTCACATCAACTACACCTGATGCGTTAGACAGCACATATACCAGCGTTGCTACAGCAGTTGTACCCGTTGATGTAACACAGTAAATCAGGTCTCCAACTTCCAGGGTATCGGCCAGGCTGTTGAAGTATCCAGCTGTATTGACATCGGCAATGGAATCAGCTGTCTTATAAGCGTAGATCGATGGTGCATTGCCGCGCTTATTGGGGCTGACAGAGTTTAAACCAGTAATAGAAAATGCCATTGTCGTTCTCCTTATACCGAGTCGGTGGTTTGGACTTCGACAATACCTTCGGCATCAATCGCAATTGCACCGGCTGAGAATACTGCGTTGACCAAAAAGCTGGTCTTCTCAGGGATGTAATTGATTTCCGTGCGAGGAGCGATACCCTCTGCATAGCCGATTGCGTCACGGTGGAAAGCCCACAGCTTGCGCTCGCTCGATGCAACGGGAAGACCACCCTCGGTACGGTCACCGATTGTGTGGAAAGTAAAGCCGAGGAATGTGTTGAGCTCACCAGATACCAGGGCACGGACGGTATTAAAGTCTGCGCTGGTTACAGAGGTCTCGCTTAACAACGATGCCAAAGAGTTTGCGTGGATGATCATGTGGCGGTTGTCCATCGGGACATTGCCTTTATCCAGCAGTTTCTTAGCGGCACGCAGTTTAGCCACGTTCAGACCTGTGTTGGTGCCACCCTCGTCTTCGGTCACTACTAAGCTTGTGCTTGAACCTGCGAGTGCATCCAAAACGATTTGGTCTTGACGGCGGCCAATAGCGGAACCAACCACCTGGACAAGCTCGGAACGCTCGTCAAAATTAACTTTAGCCTGATTGAAGATGTCGCTGTACTCAGCGGCATTGTAATCAGTCAGCGTGCAGGTGACGTTAGAGAACGCTACGTTTAATGGGCTAACATCGGATTGGGGAACGCGCACGGTGGCCACGCCCTTGCCGACTTTAGGGAATTTTACAGTTGAGCCTTCGACACCCCTGCGCTGACGAACCGCACCAACCAGCATTGCTTTGCCCTGGTAGGCTTGCTTAACTTCAGCGTCAAAGAGGGTTACAAAGGCGTTTGATAATGAAATCGCCATTTGAAATCTCCAAGAAAGTTAAAAAGGTTTAGTCGCTTCGGTTAGCCGGTGTTCTGGGCCTCTTGCTTGCTAGTTACGCTAGCCGCTCGTCAGCATCCGCTGCGGTAAGGGTCGATGGATATCGATTGGCCTTAAACGAATATCTAACGGTTCTAAAAATAAAATGCAAGAAAAAAGCCACCGGTGGTTAGC